ATCCATGAGTCTGGAGAGCAAATCTCCGCTGGGAAACTTCATGTTCCCGCTGCCAAGCAAGACCCCCAAGGGTACGGTTCTGCGCTTACCTACGCTCGACGCTATGCCCTGATGGCAGCTTGCGGCATCGCTCCAGAGGATGACGATGGCAACGCAGCAACCAAAGGCCAGGACGCGGCTTACAAGGCTTTTGAGGACGAACACCTGCCCAGGCTTAGGGAAGCCGCTTTGGAGAGCGTAGAAGCCCTTCAGAAGGCTTTTGGAGCCATTCCTGCCAGCCCAATGAAGGCGAAGCTCTGGGCCACTCACGGTCAGTCACTGAAGAATGCAAACAAGAACTGAGTGGTTCGATGGAGTTAACCCCGTCAGAGTGGGAGTCTATGAAAGGAGGTTTCTAGCATGGAATGGAAGCTACTTACTAAGGTTTTCTTACTGGGACGGAGAACACTGGTATCTGGGAGCAGAGACTCCCAGCGAAGCAGCACTCAAGGTGACTTTCGGTCCGACGTTACAACAGAACCTCGCCTGGAGGGGTGTTGTACGGGGAATTGCTATCAAGGAAGAAAATGCAACAGACGCCTGAATGGTTTCTAGCCCGAGTTGGCAAGGCTACAGCTTCTAGGATTAAAGATGTTGTTGCCAAGACCAAAACAGGGGCCTCGGCCTCGCGCAAGAACTACGCTGTCGAGCTTGCCCTCGAAAGACTCACCGGGTCCAAAAAGGAAGGCTTCACCAATGCGGCTATGCAGTTTGGGATCGATCAGGAACCCAACGCAAAGCTAGCCTATGAGTCCCGTACAGGCCGATTGATTGAGGACGTAGGGTTCATTGACCACCCGACGATTCCGATGTCTGGCGCGTCTCCTGATGGGCTAGTGAGTGAAGGTCTGATAGAGATAAAAGCACCTAACTCGGCGACTCACCTAGAAAACCTAGTACGCGGATCGGCTGACCCCGAGTACCTGCCTCAGATGTACTGGCAAATGGCAGTCACTGGTAGACCTTGGTGCGACTTTGTTTCGTTCGACCCCAGGTTCCCTGAACACCTCCAGTTGGCGATCTATAGGGTAAACACTGATGCCCAGAAGATCAAAGAACTTGAGAATGAAGTCTCTCAGTTCTTGACTGAGGTTGATTTGATTGTGGAGAAACTTAATGGAATCGCAAGCCCATCAGTTAGTTGAACTTCTCCGACAGGGGCCTGTAACACCACAGGATGCCCTGCAAAAGGTTGGGTGTTTTCGTCTTGCTGCGCGTATCCACGAACTACGCAAAGCGGGATACGACATCCGACAGGTTATGAAACAGCGTAATGGCAAGCACTTTGCCGAATATCAATTAAAGGAAGAATGATGCGATTGATTGGAAATTGTCGTTTGGGTAAAGATGCCGAGATTCGCGCTACCCGTAGTGGCGTGACTGTGGCAAACTTGGTGCTGGCTTACAACTACGGTCAGAAAGATCGTGAAGGTAAGAAGCCCTCTCAGTGGATTCAAGCCTCATTATTTGGCGACAGGGCTGACTCGCTGGCCCCGTTTCTCGGCAAGGGAACGCTTGTTTTTGTGGACATGAAAGACGTTCACATTGAGGTTTATGAAGGCAAAGACGGGAAAACCTATCACAACCTTCGTGCGACCATCGATGCTCTGGAGTTTGTAGGCAAGGCTGAGAAGACCGCTGGTGCTAAGAAGGGCACCCGTGATGACGATTGGGATGATGAGAACGAGATTCCATTTTGATTATGCATACCAACCCCGACGGAACTAAATCCAAAGACGCACCGCCCTGCTGGCCTTTCGGTACGGTCAAACCTCCGACCAAGAAAGAACTGCAAGACCAAATTCTGAGGGAAGCCGATGAAGCACTTCTATGACGCAGCCACAGGAGAGATGTGCTTCAGCATGGCTCTTCTGGCCATGAAAGACGGGAAGAAAGTTCGCCGTAAATCATGGCATGGAACGGACTTCATCAGCATCAACTTTCTCATGCATCTGTCTTATTGCAATCTGCGATCAGACGACATTCTTGCTAACGATTGGGTAGAAATCTATGAGTACTAAACAACTTCTCAGACACGCCAAGACTCTTTACAACTGCGGCATTCCTCATCTGGATCGCCACAACCAACGCGCCTGGGTGCGCTCGGTGATCCGATTGGGGGACCGCTGGCTTCTCGCAAAGCATGTTCACCGCATCCAACATCTATAAGTACCCTCCTATGCCAGCAACCGGAACTGAAGCAAGAGTCTGCGTAGACATCGTTAGGCGTCAGCAGATGGGCATCGCTAAGTACGGCACCACCGTATCTGAAAATCCCCTAGAACTGCGCCAATGGGTCGAACACGCCTACGAAGAAGCATTGGATCAGGCAATCTACCTCAAGAGGATCATGGAGAAGTTGGATGAATCCAATCGAATCGGTTGAGGAGTGGATTGAAGGTGTTGGTCACCAGTACCACACAGAGCTTTACGCATCTTTGGTCCTAGAAGAGGCTAAGGAGATGCTGGAGGCTCTGGAGTGTCCTTCTTTATCCGTAGAGCTACGCAGAGCAATAGGAGTCCTAGATGGCGCATCTTTCTCCATTAGGAAAGAACCGATTGACTTGGACGCAAACCCTGTTGAACTACTTGATGCTGCCCTTGATCTCGCTTGGGTATCTCTTTGCTTGGCTTATACGCTTGTTGGGCCTAATCTTCGTCCTGCTTGGGCAGAGCTTCATAGAAGTAACGTTTCGGATAAGCAAGTGGATGGACGATTTCAGAAGGCACCATCGGGGAAGGTTCTGAAGCCTGAAGGCTGGAAACCTCCTAACTTGGAGCAGTTTTTATGAAGGTCATCATGCAGTTCAACCTGCCAGAAGAATCTCTACAGGTCGAACAAGCCTTCAAAGCAAATATTGCATGGGCGGCACTCTGGTCTGCGGATAATCGTCTCAGAAGCGCTCTAAAGCACCTTGATGACCCCGAGCAGTTTCGAGACGCAATGATCGAAGTCAGAGAACTCATTCAAGAAGCACTGGGGAAGATTGATGAATGAAGCCAAATGCGACGGGATTAAATATCACGATGAAAACTGGGGATCATGGCTTGATGAAAGGTGTTTCGGATGCCAAAGACGGACCTATCCGTCTGGGCAATGGCAAGTTTGGATGTCGCCATTCACAGGGGCCGGCCCATGTCCCTATAAGATCCAGAATTCTCAATCTCCTTCAGGAATTGGGGCCAATGACCGCCCGAGAACTGGCAGAGCAATTAAAGATCAAGCACGTTAACCAGATCGCCGCCGCTCTTCAGGGATGTGACCACTTTCATATCTCAGGCTATCGGCGTGACGAAGACGGCGGAAGGCTGTATCCTCGCGCCCTCTACGCCTACGGACCCGGGAAGGATGCTAAACGTCCTCCAAAGCTAGGCAAACAAGAATACAACCGACGCGCAAAAGAGAAGATGCGGAAAACCGTATCAAGCGTCTGGGACTTGGCAATCTTTTACGAGGATCGAAGGAAACATGCGTTGTCCAACATGCGGAGTCTGGACGTTTGTACTTGAAACGCGAGGGGGAAAGAGGAGGAGGGAGTGCGCGAATCAGCACAGATTTTGGACAACAGAGAACGTCATAGAGCGGAGTGTGAAGCCAGAGCAGTACTCTCAATGCCGAAGTCCAACCGTAAAGCGTACCTTGAGGGTGTTGAAAAATCCCGAGGCAAGTCTGGTCGTGAGTATCTAGAAAAGTACATCATGGCAGAGTGGGCGAAAAAAAAGCCTCCGAAGAGGCTTTAAGGCTTTGCAGCCGACAGGAGAAGTTACAGCATAGCGGCTTCTGCTTGTCGGCGCAAGGTGAGTCCTCGAAGAACTCTACCTGCTGCTTTGTTCCATCTCACGATCTCTTGTTTAGCTCCTTGCCAATCCTGCGCGTCAACTCGCTTCTTCAGAGTTGAGACACGGTAGTTGCCTAGCCCGCAGTTGTAGCAAAACGAGATGATGGCAGCGAACTGGCGAGGTTGTGCGTTTCTCAAGCCGGGTGACATCCTGAGCGCACCAACAGCGAAGTGAGCCACCTCGGCAGATAGCCTAGAACGTGCCGCCTCAAGGCTCCAAACGGTGCCTGGGCGGATATCTGGTCCTGTTGAACCCCAGCCTATTGTCCAGGGCTCTGCGTTCGTTCCTGGGTCAGGATAAGCGAGACAACCACCGTCAGGTAGCTTTTTGTGATAGCCCTCGAAAGGCTTGATCAAGCCCTCTGTGGCTAGGTCAATTGCGTCTTTCACTTTTGGTACTTCTCTATGCTTCTTCCTACGAACCACATTGAAAGTGCCATGTTCAGCATGGCAAAGTCATCAGGGCTCCAGCCCTTGAGCACAACATCCTGCCAGGGCGCACCAGAAGAGATAGCGATAGACAAACCCGCAATCTTTACCGCTGCGTACATCCCAAAGAGCGCCCAGGTGATCCCAGGCCGGACTAGGGCGGATACC